CCCGTGAGGGGGCTCCGGCGCAGTGTTACACATCCATTCCCTATGGCTTATGGCCCCCTTTCCGGGGAGGCCGGCCGTTGTAGGGTTTGATTGGGTGGGATTAACCACCCAGGACCGAAGGAGCTCTGGTGCCATTTGGCCGAGGAGGTAAAGATAAAGGTGCGCGATCAGCCCTTCCCGGGCTGGAGCGGTACCCTATCCTACCGCGCTGTCGACAACCCCAGTTACGGGGGCGTCGATCAGGGCGGTCATCCTGGCTTCATGGGGGTTCAGGTTACTGAATCCGAAAACCATCCACTCTGGAGACTTAAGCGCCGTTATGAAAGCGGCACTTTCCAGGGTGACGTTGGTGGGAATTTCCTGATGCGCAGGCAGTACGTAGAAGGGCCTTCCAAGGCCATGATACGTAATCTGTCCTGTCGCTTTAAGGATCCCCGTACGGGCTACACCATTGTTGGTAGCTATAAGGGAGGCATGATCCCTGGTGGGATCCCTGCCAACCCGTTCGCGCCCTTTGAGCCGAGCAACTCTGCTCAGCTTGATGGGTTTGGAACGACAGCTATCGCTAGGTGCAAGCCTGTAGCCAGCGTTGCGAGCGCGGCCAACACATTGATCGAGCTCTACCATGAGGGGATCCCGCATCTTTTGGGGAGCCTCTTGTGGAAGGAGCGCACTAATTCGGCACGTTCTGCCGGAGGTGAGTTCCTTAATTATGAGTTCGGTTTCAAGCCGTTGGCTAACGACATAGCGAAGTTTGCCTATGGCGTTGTGTACTTTGACAAGATCATGCGTCAGTACGAGCGTGATCTCGGCAAGGTAGTGCGTCGCAGGTACAGTTTTCCACCCTCAACGTTCACCGACCAGCGGGTTGTCGATAGGAGTAAGTGGCAAGCTGCCATGACTCCAGAGTCGACGCTCTTTTGGAAGTTGAACGCAGACACGGTCGGAGAGACCGTCCTTGAGACCGAAACAACGGTCAATAGGTGGTTCTCCGGGGCGTTCACCAATTATGTGCCTCATCACGAGGCCTTTGGTGCGTTGTCCGATGTCCAGCAAGTGCTGGGCCTCGAGNTGACGCCAGAAGTTCTCTGGAACGCTGCACCGTGGAGCTGGGCCGTTGATTGGTTCACGAACGCAGGAGATGTCATTTCGAATCTCCAATCGTTCATGATCGATGGTCTGGTGTTGCGGTATGGGTACATTATGGAACATAAAGTTACCAGACGTACCTATTACCATCGCGGACCCACCAACTTGTGGTGGGGAGAAACCGCGTTCCCCGCCGTGTTAACCTTCGTCACTGAGACGAAGGTGCGGCGGAGGGCAACGCCCTTTGGGTTCGGCGTCGCTGAGGATTCATTGAGTCCTCGGCAGAACGCCATTGTAGCTGCGCTGGGACTTTCCCGTACGTAGCTGCAGATCGTGTTGATCTGCGTAACGCCAAAGGGGCCGTAGACCACGGCCCTAGGAGTGATGCCTATGGCACTTACCGATCCGCAGGCCATTACGATTGGTGGGACGACCACGCCCCTTCCGAGAACTTTCTCGGAGGGAAACGAGGCCGCCTACACCAGCGCAGATGGCCTACTGAAGTTGTCGCTAAACCATAACCTGATCAAACAGGGGAGGACGCGGCACCTTCTGAGGTTCGACCACGCAAAGATCGCAGCGAATCCGTTGGAGGCTGGCGAGAACGTGCGTGTCAATATGGCCGTGTATACGGTCTTCGACACGCCGCCCGCTGGCTTCTATACGGCCGCTGAGATCTTGGCTGTCTACACAGGATTCAAGACCCTGTGTTCGGCGTCTTCGGACGCGGTCATCATCAAGCTAATTGGTGGTGAGTCATAGCGAGCATGGCGTAGAGGATGAGACGGCCCGTCATAAGGCCGTTCAAATCCTTCATCGCCATGGCCCCGATGACGGCCCTCCAGGCGAGTTGGATGTTCGGATCCGTGTCAGCTATCGTACGCTGGCCGTGATCTTCGCACTCTTCTCGGTGGTGGGTCATATCATCGATTCCGTGACTCGAACGGACCTTACCACTGTGAGCGAAATGCTCTTTGGTTGGTTTCCGTTTTAGCATGGGATCGGCTGGTCCCCGCAAGGGGATCACTCCGTGGTACCAGTAAGCGTCGTTTTCGTAACAACGATCAGGGGGAACTAGCCTCCTGAGAGAGGAAGTACAGTAATGCACGACCAATCCCAGGGGGAGTTGTATCCCCTGAACCTGGAGTTCGCACTCCTTGTGTGTCGCTTCGGCAATGCCGAGGCTAGCGCAAGGCGCGAGTCCAGCTTCCGCTACCAGCTCGACGTCAAAATCCACGAGCCCT